CGTCGTCCAGGATCCTTTTATCGCTCTGAGCATTTATCGGGCCCGCAACATTGTCGAACAGAGCTTCCAGCAGTTTAAGAATCAAACTGCTGGGGATCGCCTCTACGCGACCTCAAGCACCTACATGGGCAAGCTGTTTGTCCAGGTATTGGCCCAGTCACTGCGCCTGATGATGCGTATGGCATGTCGACGCAACGAAACGGCAACGAACCGTTTGCCCAACAATTCTTTGACGAAGGCCTTCATGCAGCTGCGTTATCTGAAGGCCAATAAACCAACTGATCGCAACGCTTGGAAAACAAAAGAGATCCCGAAAAAAATCCGAGATCTCTTTACCCTGTTAGGTTTACCCTTGCCCCCCGGGTGTTCCGGGACTAGGTGCATCCCCGGGAGTTTGGGTTATACCATCCGTTATACCATTCGGCGGTGAATGTTCCAAAATTGAATGGAACACTTAGAAACCGCGCGACACACCCTATATGTGCCGAAGTCCTTGTTCAATAAGCAAAAATGGAAAGGGTCGGAACGTCTTGAAACGTCCCGACCCTTATCAGGTGGTGGGAGGAGGCGTATGAAGGTTCCTTGAATTGCAGGCAATTACAGTGTACACCCATCCTTTTTATGCCATCTCTTATGCCATCCGTCATAGCCTTAGGCGAAACTATATAAGCGCCATCAGCCGGTCCTGGACATTCTAGCAAAGGGCAGGTAGTCCCTTGGAGAGGCAGCTAATCGTGAGTAGACACTAGGGCGTCGTGAACTGCGGCGTTTCTAAGAAGTAGGCTGCGACCTTCTTCGATAAGTCCGACGCTTTCTCTGAGAAGTTTTTCGCATCGGGCAACTGCTGCCTGCTCAGCGTTACAGGCAGCGGCGCTGGCTCTTCGCTCACGTACCTCGGCGGCGCGGCGCACCCGTTCAGCATCAGCGCGAGCATCGGCAAGCTCACCGCGCAGGCCGGCAAGAGCGTCCAGCGCTTCAACCATCTTCGCATATTGCTTCCTCCCAAGATCCGCGCGAGCGACAGCCTCGGCTTCCCGAAGCTCCGCCGCGTCCTTTTCGTAAAGCGCGGCGGCATAGCGATAGCCGCCTCCGAAAGCCAGAAGCACCGCAAGCAGTGCGCCCGCGATCTTCAGATAGGTCACAGCCCGGCCTCCTTGAGGCCCACTTCCCACGCATCATCCGTGATCGCTTCAGCATCGACGCCGCACTCATGTCGGGCGATCGCCTTCGCGATGTCCAGATAGAGGAGCGGGTCGGCCTCGAAGTTCAGACCTTCATCCGGATCACGGCGGCAGGCCGTCGCGACATGAAGCACATATGAGGCCGTATCGTTTTCATTTTCCGGAGCCCATCGGGTGATGATTTTGCTCACGGTGTCGCATCCTCGCTTCTCTACGTAGGTGCGAAGGGTTTTCAGGAGCGCCCTCACACCAAAGTGCATTTCTGTAAATGTGCAGAAATTCTGATCATCCTGCACCGGAGCAAGTCCGAGCCAGTCTTCCCCGTGCCGGAGATTCCCCGGGTTGTTGTTCCGAATTCCTCGAGCGGTCATAGTCCCTCACTTCAGAGCATCACGCCAAATCTTCACGGCCTTCCCGGCGACGCACGCGACGACGGCAACACCGAAAGCGATGAGGACGACCAGGATGGCCGTCGCCTGCCATGTCAAATCATCTGCAGTCATGAGCTCTCCGATCTTCAAAGCATTTAAAATGTCTCCCATAGGCCCTCGAAACAATTGCCTATAAAAAAGCCGCCCGGTTCGCCTCCGAGCGGCTTTTGCGTATTCTGATTTTCATTTTTGTATGTACTGCATGACTATTGCCGTCACAACGGCGGCAATGATCGGGCTCAGTACTACCTTGAAGAACTCCCACATGCGACGCATCTTCTTTAGTCGCGCCTCCGCAAGTTCGATTTCTATGCGAGTTCGCTCTTCACTTCGAATACGCTCTTCCTCAAACTTGTTCATAAAACCTTCCAGGCGAGCTATGCGCTCTTCAGTGTTCATTGGTACAATCCTCTTGCTAATTCATGTTCGTAAAGAACAAAAAAGCCGCCCGGTTCGCTCCCGAGCGGCTTTTGCTATTTGGTCTTCTTGTCTTTCTCCTCATCATCAAGCCCGATCTGATCGAGCTTGGAGTCCACGGCATTCTCAAGGCGCTTCTCAAGCGACAAGAAAAGTTTCTTGAGGACTGGAGGCAGTGCATCTCCGAAACCCGCCCGCTCGATGTTTTCGACGATCGAGCCGAATTCGCCGCAGGCATAGGCGCAGAGCGTCACGCTTTGAAAAAGTGGCATGTCGTGGAGCACGAACCAGAAGCTCACGTCGATCCCGTGCGCAAGAGTGATGATGAAAAAGGCAAGTCCCTTCTTCGCCATCCCAAAGCTAAGGCGCTTTGAGCTGAAAGTCCCGGTCCGGCAGGCGGCCCATATCCCGGTGAGAAGGTCGGCCGCCATGAAGGCCAGATACCAATAGACCAAGGGGGCAACGCTCTCTAACGTCGCCCCCCAGATCACCCCCAATACCGCACCTATCTTTATCCACGCCGCCTCAGTCCCTACCGGTAGAAGCGAGTGCATTGCGTCACCCGATCATGGAGCGCCCGAACCAGCCTGCAGCGATGCCGAGGACAATGCCCACGGCAGTGACGCCGATCCAGAAAGCGCGCACCTTGCGGCGCGTCTCGGTGTCGAGCTGAGCCTTCTGGTCTTCAAGCCACGCCTGCGCCTTCTGGATCACTTCTTCCGTTGCGCCGTTCACGTCGAGACCGAGCTCCTTGAGCTTGGCGAGAACTCCTTCCTTAGTCATAACGACCTCCTTACTGTTTGAAAGTTTTTAAAGGGTTGCAATAGCAGGTGAGCTGATGCGTCTCCTCTTTCAAGCCGTCAAAGCTGAAGAGCTTCCATCCCATTGAAATGCGCAGGCACTTCGACGGCAGTAAGCTCCACTGCCGGATGACATAGAGGTGCCAGCAGGCCAGCTTTTCGCCGCGATAGACGCGCTTAAGCCAGTAGCCGGACTTTCCGTAAGGCTGATCGGACACGCCTTCCTGCCCGTCCATGTCGAGCCAGTCTCCCGGCTTAGTCTTCTGCCCGAGCACCGAGATATCGAAGCCGTAGCAGACGTTCCGGAGAAGCCACGCAACCCGTCGTCTGTAGGTGGCCCACGCCGAGGTACCCGGCCAGCGCTCCCAATGGCCTTTGTCGCCATCAAGAGGGTTGTCAGGCGTCTGAAACCACGAAAGCCACGAGGGCAGATAGCCGTCTGACTTCGCGAAGAACGGCAGGATCGGCGCGAGCACCCTCCC